CCAAATTTGAGGCCGTTGTTTCTGAATGCGATAATATTCTTGGTCTAATTAATAATCGTTCAGAATCACCTCGTAATCCTGCTCCAGATTTCGAAGAATTTAAGTTATCCATGAATGAGAGGTTAACTAACCAAGAAACCCTTTTATTAAGGATTGCTCAAGAATTGGGATTAGATAAACCTAAATAATAAATAAGAATTATGCCAAGTAAGTCGGTTAATATTACACTATCGACTCCAGTTGGCTCTCTAGAAATATACGTAGACAAACGAGAACAAGCTCGTGCAGAAAGGTTGATTGCCAAAACTCCAAGTATCTTAACCAAAGGCTATGCGAAGGGTACAGAAAAGTTTGGTAATCAACTTCTTCGTATAGTAAGACGAAGTTTGAATACGGGTGTTCCACCAAGAGGTTCAGGAGTATCATGGCCACCCCATGCTCCAGGAACCATTAAAAAGTATGGGGATCACACTATGTTACACCTTACTGGTCAGTATGCTAGATCAGTTACTTTAGTAAAGGGTAAAAAACGGACTTTTGTTGGATTACCAATTGGAATCAAGAAGATTACTTATACTGGTAAGACTTCTAGAAAAACCTTGAACCAGATAGCTATCATGTTAGAATATGGTAGCAGGGATGGTAATTTACCACCTCGTCCTCTATGGGGTCCTGCTTATAAAGCTGCTGGTGGAAAAGCAGCTTTACAAAAGGAGATACGTAATGCGGTTAGAAATGAATTAAGGAAAGTAAAATAGTATGTCGGATTTCGAAATATCTTCTTTATCAGGGACTGGTCCTGCTACTATTAGAGTGAAGCCTAAAGCAGCTAATGAATCAGAATCTAATAAAGAACAAGTAATAAAAGTGATAGTTCAGGGAGTAGAAAGGGAAGTTACTTTTACACAAAAGGGAAAACCCCAAGTAGTAGAAACTTGGAAGCCCTTCCTTACTATTTCACCTGACAGTGATAGTTATACTTTTGATGGTACCAAAAGGCTTGAGATTTGGGAAATATTAGTTTATAGTTATGAACAAAAATATATTGGTGGTGAACCTCAAGAAGAATATAGAGCCTTAGATTGGACTGTTGAAAATTCCTTGGATTGGTTAAATATAACCAAAGAGATTGGGGAAGGTAATAATGCTGGAAAATTAACAGTTAAGACGCTCTCTTATAACAACGAGTATGAGGCAAGCACTTATAATCCAAAGGAAAGAAGCGGTGTTATACGAATAGTATCTCAGGCTGGTACGAAAGATATAACTATAAAACAATCTCCTGGTAAAAGAACTACTGAGTATGGTTTTGAACCAACTCCCAATATACCATTCCCCCGTGTTGGACAAGGCAGTAGTACTGCTTCTATTAGGGGTGTAAAGGGATACCAATACTGCCATATCAATGGTTATGAAGTTGCTAAGTTTGTAAAACAATTTAAGATAACAGACATTAGTAAAACCATAGAAGGTACTTTTCCTGCTTCTGGGGCAGACTCCCTTCCCTATAAAGTATGGCTTACTGATTACCCATCTAATATAAGTACTACTTGGGTTAGTGAATTAAATTGTACTGGCCATCTTGAAACCAATATATTCTCGATGGGGGGTATAATTGTAACTTATAACGGGATTATAAATGATACTGGTAGCCATAAAGTTCAACTAAAAATTAGATTAGGAAATTAATGGTAAATTCAGAAGAGATAGTAGAGAGAACTTTTTATATCTCTTTACTAAGTACAATGTTAGAAATGGGTCTAACTTTGAATCCAGAAGACTTCTTACCTTTGTCTCAAGAAAACGAAAAAAGATTTCAAGAGGCAATTAAGAATATGAAGAAGTTTATACCTCTATTTGGTATCGGGAATAATCAAGTGAAAGGCCCTAAGACTCTCCCAAGAATAACCCTAGAATTACAGGGTTATTATGCTGGGGATATTGGTGTGAACAAATACATTATTGGTGATAGACTTGAAGACGGTAATTACCAAGCTTCAGAGTTTCCTTATGAAACCAAAGATATTACCATAGATGTACATCTAGTTTCTCAAACTCAAGCCGATATGAGATTACTTCATACAATCTTATATACTGGCTTACCTGCTAGAGGATACATAAAACCCTATTTCAATGATTTAGAGGAATGGGACAAGGGCAGGCTTGCATCAACCGGAAACCTATTCATTGAAATTGGTAATTATTATGATCATCCAGATGTAGAACAGGGAATACTTGAAAAGGTATATACTTACATATGTAAAGATGGTATTCTTCCAGAAAAACCCCTGGAAGAAGGTATACTTACACCTATCCAGGATATATCAGTTCTCATTGGTTTGTTAGAACAAAACGAAAATGAAATGTTAGAGTTAAAAGTACCTAAGGTATAGGTACAATACTCTAGGGTATAAATTAAACAAGTAATTAACTTTAATCACAATAGAATTATGCCAACTTCACCTCATGTTGATTTTAAGTTTAAGAACAACAATGTTCTTCAAACTACTCCTATGTTAGGAGTTTCTTGTGTATTGGCTAGAACTACTAAGGGCCCTTATGATGACCCATCAGAAATCATCTCTACATTCTCTCAGTTCCAAAGAATCTATGGTTCTGAAATTGTACCCGATGGTTCTGTATCAAATATCGAAAAGGCTTTGCAAGGTGGTTCTAAGCTTCGTGTTATTCGAGTGCTTGGTAAGGGAGCTACTCAAGGTACAGTAGCTGCAACTGCGGGTAAAGCTAAAACAGTTGCTAAATCCGAAGAGGAAGGTATAGCACCTGCTTCTGCTACTCCAGACCCTGCTACTCCTGCAGCATTGATAACCATTGCTTCTGGGGGAACTACTTATAGTTTGGGATTGGTAACCAAAGGTTATGGAGACCCAATCGGTAGTACTGATACCTTCCAGGTAGGTTTCTATAAACAATCCAATACCTTGTATTATAGAATCTATTCAGGCAATGGCCAGGTACTTGAACAAGGTCCGGTAGTAACTTATAAAACTGCCGATGATAACAATAATACTTCGGTAGATTACCTTGCTCTTAGTGCCTTTGCTAAGAACTCAGAGTATATCAAACCGGTAGTAGTTGCTGGTTCATCTTTTGAGAACTTAATCAAATGGCTTACCGATAGTGTAGATGGTACAAAAAATGCCGTTACTGTAACAGTTGGGGGAGCAGCTCCTTCAGATACCGAGAAACTATTTACCGGTACCGTAGGTAGTGCTGGTTCTAACCCTACTGCTGATGAATGGATCGCTTCATTGGATTTAGTAAGGGACTACACTGACTTTTACCAATTATTCATTTCCCATATCTCTCAACACCTTACTACTGATGCTGACGTACTCAAGGTATATAAGGCTGCTGCAGATATGGCAAAAGAATTGATGGAATGGGTACTGTACATAGAAGTCCCAAAACACTTAACCCATTACACCCAGGGTACTCAACCAAGAGACTATAAAGCTCAGGTTACTTGGGTACAGACTTGTCTTGGTACCGTGGGTAATTCCAAGTACATTGCTTACTTTGGAGGTGGCCTTAAGTACTACAATGAGAACGGCAATCTTCAAGATTCTGATGTAGTGGGTACCATTGCAGGTTTGGGAGATGCTTCTGCTACTCAATATGGTCCTTGGAAATCCTTTGCTGGTATGAACCGAGGAGTTATTGGAGATGCAGTTGGGCCCGTATGTCCAAATTATGGTTCTCCTTCTCGATATAATGAACTGAACACACTTGCTCAGAATTATATCAATGAGATGGTAATCAAAGATACTCCCGATGCAGGTAAACAAACCATGCTATGGCATTGTTTCTCTTCTCAGGTAAAACAGGATTCAGAAAGATTCCTTTCAATCGTAAGATTGAATTTGTATTTGAAGAAGTTCCTTCGTCCAGTACTTAACAAATACTTGGAAGAACCCAACGTTTGGGGAACTTGGAAAAGAATTTGGTTGGAAGTTAAACCTACATTAGATTCTTTGGTAGATGAAGATGCCATGACAGAATATACTTGGATGGGTGACCAGGATGCAACTTCTTGGGATGATCTTTCCGTAAATAACGAAGCAGATGCCCGTCAAGGTAAATATCGTGCTATCCTTAAGTATAAAGACGTAGTTCCTATGCAAGAGGTAACTATGGAGATTGTAATTGATGCTGCTTCTAAGTCGGTATCAGTTGTAGAAACAAGTAATAACCTATAAACATATAACGATGGGAGCAAAAGTAAAAAATCCACGGAAGAAATTCTTGTGGAGTATCATGTTCCCCAAACACCCTATCAATACTTATCTATTCCAAAGTTGTACTTTGCCTGATATTGAGATTGACCAGGTGGCTCATGGGGATGTCAATAGAGATGTTAAAACTGCTGGTAGGGTTACTATAGGTAATCTTATCGTAGAGAAACTTATGACTACTGCAGGTTCAGATACCTGGCTTCATGACTGGCTCTATTCTTGCCAAGACCATATAGTTGGTGGTGGTTTGGTACCAAGCCAATATTGGGAAACGGCTATTGTAAATGAACTTGCCGAAGATGGAGTCTCGGTTCTTAATACCCACGTTTCGAAGAGGTATGGCCATGTAAGATTACCGGCTTAGACTT